GTCTCTGGCGCGGGGGTGGCCTCCGTGGCGGCTGCGCCGTTGGTGGGAGCCAGCGTCTGGATCGCGGCCCAGATGCGCGCGGTGGCCTTGGCGCGGTTTTCAAACTTCTTGACCGGCTTGAGCTTGTCGAAGCCAGGCGTGCCGGCGAGATCGTTCCAGATATCTACGAAGCGGCTGATGGGCCACTCCGCGGTGACCTTGCCAAACTCCTTCTCGCTGGCGAAGGCCTGCGCGCCGGCGCCAATGGAAGCTTCGGCGTGGTCCGGGGTCGGGAAAGCTGCGATTGCGTTGTCGGTGTTGATCGTAAAAGTCGTCATTGTCGTTGCTCCTTGTTCGAGTAATCTACTTGCGGCGGCCGTCGATGGCCACCGGGATCTTCAGAAATCGTCCATCTACTCCGCGCGCCCATACTACGAAGCGGTCGCGCGGCATCATGCCCTGGCCGGTGCGGTGCATCCGGTCGGCAGCCAGTTCCTGCGCCTCGTTGACGCTGCACACGCCGCCGATGGGTTCGTATCCGCCGGCCTGCAATTCCAGGATCAGCATCCCGTCGCCCCGGAGGTCGGTGTCTGGTCCGATCTCGATTGCGAATCCGTGCCAGGCTTTCCAGGCGTTCTTCTTGGTGCTCTTGGTGGCTGCCATGCTTGTTCTCCTTACGTCACCATTCATCACTCCGCTGGCGGAGACGATCAAGCGGAATCTGCGCCGGTCGCGAAGATAAACCCGATGAAAAGGCGATGCTCCTTCACGTCCGCAAGCCCGCCGATACCGGGCGGGCGCGGGCGGGAGTGCGGGCGGCTAGACGTCGATGGCGGGAATGGCGGCGGCGATGCGGTACTCCCCGCCGAGTCCTTGGGCCCAGACCTTGTATTCGTAGGGGCAGAACGGCGCGCCGCCATGTTCCAGGTCGTCGCGCCGGCGGCGCATATCGCCGGCAGCGATCTCGCGCGCCTCGTTGATGCTGCCGACCACCCCTACGGGTTCGGTGTGGCCTTCTTCATCCTCCGCGATCAGCATCGCGAGTCCGAGTGGCGTGTCCCGCCTGATCGCAATCGCGAAGCCAGGCGTCGCGACGCACGCGGTCAACCCATGAAAGGGCTGGCCGCAGTTGGAGCACCGGTAGTCAGCCGGCTTGGCGTTGCGGCTGCGGCGGGCCATCTACTTGACCCCCGTGGTGCGCGCGCGGAGAATCGCGCCGTCGTTGAGTTTCAATCCTTCGGCGGTCCTGGCTTGCCGCAGGCCATCGAGCCAGGTTCCGACTCCAAACGACTCGTGCGCCAAGGCGACCGCCTCGGCGCGCGGCAGTTCGCGACGCTCTCCCTGCCGGTCCCAGTAGAACGCCAGCGGCTCCACCTTTTTCCGCAGGCGCGCCGCGCCGCGGATTCGGACCTCGTGGTTGGTGGCGGTGTTGATGGCGTTCCAACCGCCGTGCTGGCTCTCGTTGATGATCCGGACAGTGGTCAGCTTGCCGCTTACCTTGGCCACGTACGTCCCGCCGATCTCGATTTCCGCCTTGCGCATCTACTTGACCTCCGGAGTCTCTGGCGCCGGCGCCAGGACGTCGACCTTGGTCCGCGCGACCAGCATCTCGCGGATGGCGCTGTCGGCGCGGTCGAGCGAGCTGGAGATGTTGGCGTTGGCCCAGGCCATGTCGTGGCGGATGTGGTAGAGCACTTGCTCGAGCGTGTTGGTCTCGCGCTGGGCCTCGCGCTCGATCTCGTCGAGCATGCTGTGGAGTCGCGCCAGCGCCTCGTCGATGGCCTCCCTGGCGTCCCTGGCTTTGTAGTCGCGAATGTAGGTGGCGATCTCGATCTCCCTGGCGCGCTTCTCGCTTTCGGTGGGCGGCGTCTTGGCGGCCTGGGCGTCGGCGCGCGCGGCCGCGAAGCCTTCATCGGCTGGCGTTGTCTGGTTGCGTTTGGCTCGTTGCATCGTGTCTCCTTCACGTCCGCAAGCCCGCCAGTTTCGGGCGGGCGCGGGCGGTGCGGGCCGGCTGGTCTACCTGGCGTCGGCGACTCTTCGGGTATTGCGCGCTACGTTGGCGTTGACCGTGGCCCAGGCCGCTTCCGCGCCGGCTTTGTAAGCAGCTTCGAGGGCGGCCTTAATCCGCCAAACCGCCAGGTCGTGGAAGTCGAGTTCGTCGGAGGATCTAGTCTCCATGGTCTCGATGTACAGGCTGTCCTTGGCGATCTTCGCCAGCGTGGCGTCCATCCTCTTGGCGGCTTGTTTTGTGCTCTGCATCGTCCGTCTCCTTACATGACCATTCATCACTCCGCTTACGAACACGAGCAAGAGAAAAGTGCATCGCTGGCGAAAATAAACCCGATGAAAAGGCGATGGCGCCTACTTGGTTGGACCGAGCCAGATCTCGCCCACGCGCCAATCAATGCTCGCCGGCAGTTCGGTGAGACGGGAGAAAGCGGCGGCGTATTCCGCGGTCCGGCCGCTCCAGTTGGGATCGGCGAGGTTGGCGACGCGGATGCGGTCGCCCACCACGGTGGCGGCGTAATCGTTGCTGCGCCTGTCAATGGCGGCGGCCAAACTCTGCAGCTTGCTGGTGGTCATTGTCTCGCTTTCCTACATCGTGTCCAGAAGGCGCATGGCATCCATGAGAGAGGTGCAATCAATAGAGCCGCTCCAATTTGCGCCGTCGACCCACCAGTCGCGGCTGGTTCCGCCCGCGTGTTTGCCCCCCTCGATCTGGTATTCGACGCCGTGTCGAGTCGCTACCCATCGACTCTTGGAAACGCGGCGCAGCGCCTCTACGTGATCGAAGAATCTCAGACGCCCGTTTACCTTAATCATCGCCACCTGACTATCTCCTTCACGCCGGCAAGCCCGCCGATACCGGGCGGGCTGCGGGCGAGCGCCTCCGGCGTCTCAGCCGACCTGCACGATGCGCTTGCTGACCAGGTCGTACCAGCCGTGCCGGCGCGTGACTCCCTTCGATCCGAGGCAGTCGAAGTCGAAGTATCGCGTCTGCTCGACCGGAGGCTCGCTCTCCACGAAGTAGGGCAGCACCAAGCTATAGCTGTCGCCGAGGTAGCAGCTCCCGTAGACCGCATCGCACTTGGCGCAGCGGTAGACCTGGGTGAATCCCTGGACCGGGGTGGCGAGGCGATGGCTGCAGGCGGGGCAGCCGGCTCCTTCGGGCCGGCGCGTGCGTCTCTCGGTGCGTTGTTCGTTCGCGGTGGGCATCTACTTGATCTCCTTTTCGTTGACGCTCGAGGGAGGGGCTGCTACGAGGCCGGCGTGCTGGATGATGGCGGTCTTCAATACGCCGTATGGCGCGGCCACGAAGCTGAAGGGGCGTTTTCCGTTCTCCAGGAAGAGTCTAGCCGCCTCGGCGTAAGTAATCGGCGCCAGATTCGTGGTCTCCGGGGTGTATCTGCTCTGCATCGTCGTTCTCCTTACGTCACCATTCATCACTCTGCTTACGACCCCCAGCAAGGGGAATCTGCATCGCCGGCAAAGATAAACCCGATGGTGTGGCGAATGCGCCTATGCCGGGCGCGTGAGATCGCAGACGATGAAAGGATTGCATTCGCGGATGCAGAGGCAGTAACGGTCGTAATCGTGCCGAAACTCGGCGGGACGCGTCGCCGGCAGCAGCGTGTCCTTGGTGTCGGCCCAGACCTCGCGGATGAACCCGTAGGCCTGATCGGCGCTCACGAATTCTCCGAATGCATCCCAGGTCGCGATGGCGGCTTCTCTGGCGGCTTGGTCAATGGCGCTTCTGGTGGCGGCGTTCATGGCGTGCTCCTTAGCGGGGAACCGATACGATGGTCACTCCGTAGCGGCCTGTTACAATGCCGTACCCAACCGCGTGGTTGCCGGCTGGCAAATCAAACCAGCGCCCGTTCTTGGCGAGCGTGCCGCCCATCTGTTCGGACAGGCGCGCGAGTTTCCGGATTGCGCTTTGCATCGTCGCTTCGTTCGCTTTCTGCTGGCTGGTTCGTTTGGCCGCCATCGTCGTTCTCCTTACATGACCATTCATTGATTACAACGCCGCCGAAGGCAAGTCTAATCGCGCGCCGGCCGCAAAATAAACCCGATGAAAAGGCGATGACGCCGGGAGGCCTCGCGTGGACCTGAGCTATGGCGTGGCCTGCTGCGACTGCCGCGACGCCGGAGCCGTGGCGCGCCTGCTCGACGGGCGCAAGGTCAACCTGGCGATTACGTCCCCGCCGTACGCCAGCCAGCGGGCATACGACGAGACCAGCGGCTTCCGGCCAATCCGCCCGGAGGATTATGTCGCCTGGTACAAGGACGTCGCGGCGGTCGTCGAGCAGATCCTGGCGCCCGATGGCTCCTACCTTCTGAACATCAAGGAGCACGCCGACGAGGGCGAGCGCAGCCTGTACGTCAAGGACCTGGTGCTCGCGCATAAGCGCCAATGGGGCTGGCGATTCGTGGACGAGTTCTGCTGGCGCAAGACGAGCGATGGCGTGCCGGGCGGCTGGGGAAACCGCTTCAAGAATGCGTGGGAGCCAGTCTTCCACTTCTGCCGCCAGCCGGAGATCAAGTTCCGGCCGCACGCGGTCGGTCACATCTCCCAGGATTGTTTCGACTACTCGCCGGACAATCCGAAGTCGACCTCGGGCAGCGGGCTGCTGGGCACCGGACCGCGGGGCGCGGCCGCCGACCGTGGCAAGAACGGCGAGGCCTGGCAGCGCAGCCGCCGAAACCTCAGTAAGAGCAGAACCACTGCCGGCCAGCCATCGGAGGGCGGCGGGGACTGGGGACACATGCGCCGCAAGCTCATGGAGGGCCGCTTCGAGGGCGTGGCGCGGCCGAGCAACGTGATCGAGACTATCGCGGAGACCACCCAGGGATCGCACGCCGCGCCGTTCCCGCGCGCGCTGGTGGAGTTCTTCATCAAGGCTTTCACCGAGCCTGGGGACGTGGTCTTCGATCCGTTCCTGGGGTCGGGCACCACCATGGCGTCGGCCTTCGCGCTGGGCCGGTCCGCATTCGGATGCGAGATCTCGCCGGCATACTGCGACGTGATCGTGCGGCGCGTCGAGAACCTTTCGAGCCAGGCCTTCCGGCTGGCCGGCGATGGCAGGACCTTCGGCCAGGTCGCGGAGACGCGGGGAGTGGCGGTGGCGGCATGATCCTGACCACGAAGCAACTGGCGGACGAGCTGGGCATCAGCGTAAGCCGCATCAACGAGATGGGCCGGGAGGGCAAGATCCCCCGCGAAGCCAATGGGCGGTGGGACCTGGCGAAAGTGCGCGCATCCGTCGAGGGCAATCTGGACACGCACAAGGCCAGCCCGGCGCGCGGCGATCCGCCGCCGGCATCGCGCGGCATGGGCCCCGGCATGGGCGCAGCGCAGTTTACGCAGCAGCCGCGGCCTCCGGAACGGGGCACGATGGCCTATGCGCAGTTGCAACACGAACTGGCGAAGGCCACCAAGGCGGCGCTCGAGGCGCAGCGCATGGAGGGGAAGCTGATCGACCGGCAGCTGGTCCAGGCGGAGTGGACCGGCATCGCCGCGAGCATTCGCAGCGCAGTCCTGGCGATCCCGATGCGAGTCCTGAACCGGCTGCCGGCGGAAGACCGCCGCCGCGTGCTGCCGGTTATCGAAGAAGAGTGCCGCGCCGCGCTGAGCGCCTTGAGCGATGAGATCCGCAACGATTCAAAGGCTGCATGATGACGTCGCAGACGTGCTCGTTCCTCCTCCGGCGCTGTTGCTCTCGGATTGGGCGCGGCAGCACTTCACCCTAAGCTCAGATTACTCGGGGACCACCGGAAAGTTCCAACCGTATCCGTACCAGATCGAGCCGCTCAACGTTCTTAGCCCCTCGCACCCTTGCGAAACGATGTGCCTCATGTGCGCAGCGCAGATGACAAAGACGATTCTACTGATGATCCTGTTGGCGTACGTCATCGACGCCGAGCCAGGTCCGGTGCTGATCGTCCAGCCGAATGAGCAGGACGCCAAGACGTTCTCCGCCGAGCGCGTGGGGCCCATGCTGCGCGACGTGCCGTGCCTCCAGGGAAAGGTCCACGAAGCCAAGTCGCGGGACGCCGGCAACACGATCCTGCAGAAGCGCTTTGCAGGAGGCAGCGTGGCGCTCACTGGCGCCGTTTCGCCGCGCGGCCTGCGCCGCCGGTCGGTGCGGTACCTGCTGCTCGACGAAATCGACGGGTACGAAGAGACGAGCGACGGCGACCCGATCGCGCTCGCGGCCGCCCGCACCAGCAAGTTCTGGAACCGCAAGATCATCAAATGCTCGACGCCCACGGTCGAGGGCCACAGCCGCATCGCCGCGGCGTTCGAACTTTCCGACCAGCGCGTCTACTTCGTGCCCTGCCCGCTATGCGGCGAGTTCCAGACGCTCGAGTGGGGTAACGTCCGCTGGGGCGACGTGGACGGCCAGCACATACCGCCTGAGCAAGCGGTCTACCGCTGCGCCGGCTGCGAGGGGCTGATCCCGCACCACCGCAAGCTCGACATGCTGCGGGCCGGCGAGTGGCGGTCCACCAATCCCAATGGCAAGTATCCCGGCTTCCGGATCTCGCGGCTGTATTCCCCGGACTGGTCCTGGGGCCAAGTCGTCACGGATCCGGACGAAGGATGGCTCGCGGCGCAAGGCAAGCCGGAGCGGCTCAAGGTCTTCGCCAACAACATGCTGTCGGAAACCTGGCGCGAAGCCGGCGAGTCCCCGCCCGATTATGAGAAGCTTATGGCGCGCACTGAGGAATACTACCTCGGCCAGGCGCCCGCTGGCGCGCTGTTCCTGACAGCCGGCGTGGACGTCCAGAAGACCTGGATTGAGGGGTACGTATGGGGCTGGGGCCGCCAGCGCAACCGTTGGGTGGTCGATTGGTTCCGCATCGAGCAGTCGCCCTTCGAAGCCGCCGCATGGGAGGCGCTGGAGGAGAGGCTGCTGAAGGTTTACCGCCACCCGAAGGGCGCGGACCTTCCCATTGTGCGGATGTGCATCGACTCGGGCTTCGCCGGCAACGAGGTGTACGCCTTCGCGCGCCGGCACCGGGCGGGCGGCCGCGTGATGGCTGTCGACGGCAGGTCGAGCGGCAGGGCCATTGTCGATCCTCCGAGCCTGGTCGACCTGACCATCGGCGGGCGCAAGATCAAGCGGGGCTGCAAGCTGTGGCCGGTGAACGTGTCGATGTGCAAGGAGGAACTCTATTCGCAGCTCAACCGCGAGCGACCGGCGGCAGACAAGCCGTGGCCACCCGGGTGGGTGCACTTCGCCGCGGACCTGCCGGACTAGTTTTATCGCCAGCTCACATCGGAAGAACGCCGCTTGTCGATTCGCAGAGGCGGCGTCCGCAAGATGCAGTGGGAAGGCATCGAGAACCGCCGGCATGAAAGCCTGGACTGCGCCAACTATGCGCGCGCCGGCGCATTCTCCGTGGGCATCGACCGGTTCGAGGAGGAGCACTGGGCGCACTTCGAATCCATGCTCAACATCAAGACCACCGCGGCAGCGCCGCCGACGCCGGCAGCGGCCGCGCCGCCTCCCGAACCACAGCAGCCCCAGGCGGCAGCAGAGCAGCCGCGCCCGCAGCAGCAACCGCATTACATAGGGCGGTTTGACGTCACGAACTGGTTGAGGTAACCCGCGATGAGTCCGCAAGGTCCGACACTGGCGCAGTTGCAAGCAGACCTCGCCGCCATTAACGCGGCGCTGGCCGATCCCGTCTTGCGATGCCACTATCCCGATGGGCGCGACGTGACATTCCGCAGCACGCAGGAGTTGCTTCTGGCGAAGGCGGACAAAGAGGATGAGATCCGATGCTTCGGCGGTGCGCGCGCCAGCAAGTCGACGCTCGCCGAGCATCGCCGCGGCGACGGACCGTACGGACCCGGGTTCCCCGGACCTCCCGGTTGGGGGTGGTGGTAGATGACCATCGATCCTGCGGTCATCAAGTGCGATTGCGGCTGGCCGGTCACGGTGCTCGACCGCAGCAAGGGCACATTTACGTGCGTGAACCGCGCGTGCAAGAACGTAGGCAAGGTCTTCCGGGCAAAGGGACTGGGCGTCCGCGTGGAGCGAGTGCTGCAGCCGGCCTGGAAGCCGGGCATGCCGGAATCCCACGGCCACACGATATGAACTTCCTGGACCGCGCTATCGGCACGGTGGCTCCGAGATTCGCATTGAAGCGGGAGATTGCGCGGGCGACCCTTGAGCTTGCTCGTCCGCTCCTGAAGCGCCAGAGCGAACAGTTATCTTACGAGGGCGCGTCGGCTGGCCGGCGGACCGCGGGCTGGTATGCCCCGGCGACCGACGCAAACGTCGAGTTGATGGGGTCGCTCGTCTGGCTGCGCAGCAGAAGCCGCGAGCTGATGCGAAACAATCCGTACGCGAACAAGGCGGTTGAGGAACTGGTGGGCAACGCCGTCGGCACCGGCATCGTTCCCCAGGCGAAGACCGGCCAGGTGAGTCTCGACAAGGTGATCGACGCCGAGTGGCCATTCTTCGTCGAGGCTTGCGACACGCCGCAACGCCTGGACTTCTATGGGATGCAGGCGCTCAACCTGCGGTCGATGGCGGAGAGCGGCGAGTCACTCGTGCGCTTCCGGCCGCGCCTGGCGCAGGATAACTTGCGCGTCCCGCTGCAACTCCAATTACTCGAATCGGACTTCCTGGACCACGCGCGCACCATGGGCACGGTCAACGGCCACGTGATGCAGGGCGTGCAGTTCGACATGCTGGGCCGGCGCGTGGCGTATTGGATTTACACCTACCACCCGGGCGGCGTGCTGATCCTCAATCCGCGCGGCGGCATCATCAGCGTGCCGGTGCCGGCGGACCAGATCCTGCACAGCTATCGGGTACTCCGGCCCGGCCAGGTGCGCGGCGTGCCATGGCTTGCGCCGGTGATGCTGGCAATGCGCGACCTCGACGATTACGCCGACGCCGAACGCCTGCGCAAGAAGATCGAGGCGTGCATCGTCGGCCTCATTACGCAGCCGGAGGGCGCCGACGGATCGCTGCTCGGGTTCCCCACGAACGACCCGCTGACCAGGCGCCCGGTGGAGCAATTCCAGCCGGGGATGTACTCCTACCTCAAGCCCGGCGAAGACGTCAAGTTCAACACGCCCACCCCGATCAGCGGATACCGCGAGTACAAGACCACCGAGCTTGAGCAGATCGCGGCGGGCATCGGCCTTCCGTACGAGTTGATGACCGGCGACATGAGCAAGGTGAACTTCTCCTCCTGGCGCGGCGGCATGCTCGGGTTCCGCAACACCATCGAAAACTACCGGTGGCTAACCCTGATTCCGATGTTTTGCATGCCGGTCCGCCGTCGTTTCATCGACACGTTGTTGCTGCTCGGGAAGATTCCCGCGAGCGCGGCCGCGAGCGATTCCGTTAACCTCTACGGAACGCAATGGACCGCGCCCCGCTTTGAGTCCGTCGACCCGGTAAAGGACGCGGAGGCGGCGCTTAAGGATATCCGCATGGGCCGCATGACCTGGTTCGAGGCCGTGCTCGCGAACGGCTTCGATCCCAACCTGCAGCTTCAGCAGATCGCGCTCTTCAACAAGCTGGTCGACAAGTACGAGATCATTCTCGACTGCGATCCGCGCAACGTCACGCTGCGCGGCCAGGAGCAGCCTTCGAACACCGAGGAGCGCACGCCGAGCAGCGTGGCCGCCCCGGCGCCAGGCGCGGGACCTGCCCCAGCGCCGGCTAAGACGCCGGCCAAGCCAGGGACCAATGCTTCTACTAAGGCGGCCGCAGCGGCGTTGCTTTCGGACGAGGATCTCGGCATGGTGCGCGAGCTGCTTCTGGCGGGAGGCGAGGCGCGAGCGAGCGCGGT